AATGCTAAGTTTGATTTTGTTTTTGATATAAACAATTTCAAATTTAAACCTGCCGCTGAATATGTTTTTGGCATTGACAAAAAGCAGGTAGCATTAATTAAAGCTGGCAATACAGATTACTGGGTTGCTCTTGATAAAACCACAACATATAAGGAATAAATATGGTAGATACAAAAGATACAACTGAAAAAATGGATGAAGTAGTTGAAGCAACAACAGCAGCAGCAACAACAGATTCAATTCCACCGACTCCAGAGTCTAATGATCAAGGTCTTAACCTAAATGATATTAGAGCATGTGTTACAATTATTGATATTGTAACTAAACGAGGAGCCTTTGAAGGTCCTGAAATGGCTGACGTTGGTTCAGTACGTAATCGTTTAGATAATTTTCTAAAGGCAGCTGCTGAAGCTCAAGCTCCAGCTGAAGACAAAGCAGAAGCAGAAGCAACAGCTTAGTATGTACAAGTAAGTCGAAATGTGATATAATGGTATCACATTAATTATATTATGAGGTATTTGTGAAGGAATTCTTATTCGTAGAAAAGTATAGACCACAAACCATTGAGGATTGCATTCTCCCTAAAAGACTAAAAGATACATTTAAAGAAATGGTCTTTAAGGGAGAACTCGTCAATATGATGTTTACTGGTTCGGCTGGTGTAGGTAAGACTACAGTGGCCAGAGCTCTATGTAATGAATTAGATTTAGACTGTATGATGATTAATGGATCCGAAGACGGAAACATTGATACTCTACGTGGTAAGATTAAACAATTCGCAAGTACTGTATCATTACAAGGTGGACAAAAGGTAGTCATACTTGATGAGGCTGATTACTTAAATCCTCAATCTACACAACCTGCATTACGTGGGTTCATTGAAGAGTTCTCTTCTAATTGTAGATTTATACTAACATGTAATTTTAAGAATCGTATAATAGATCCTCTACATTCTAGATGCTCTATATATGAATTCGATTATGGTACTCAGAATGCTTTTATAGCTGCTGACTTTATGAAGCGGCTTCAATGGATTCTTGATTGCGAAAAGATTACATACGATAATCAAGTTCTTTCTGAATTGATTATGAAATACATACCAGACTGGAGACGTATCTTAAATGAATGTCAAAGGTATGGAATGAGTGGCACCATTGATACCGGAGTTCTTGTTACTCTATCTGAGTCAAGTATTAAGAAATTGATGGAAGATTTAAAAACTAAAAACTTTAAAAAGATGCGTAAGTGGGTAACAGATAATATGGATGTAGAATCAACAAAGTTATTTAGAATGGTTTATGACAATATGGTTGAGTATGTGACGCCTAATAACATTCCACAATTAGTGCTCATACTTGCAGACTATTCCTATAAGGATAGTTTTGTGGCTGATCATGAATTAAACGTGGTGGCATGTATGACTGAAATCATGTCACAAATAAAATTTAAATGATAATATTAATAGCAATAGCTATTCCAATAATAGTAATCTTGTTATTAATATTTAGATAGGAGACCAATATGGTTGAACAGTTAGCAAATTACTCAGCAATTATTATAGCATTGGCTATGGTTAATGTTGTATATCAATTAGAGAAGGCTGGTAAAATGTTACAGCTAATCATTAAATTCTTAACGGAAGCAGCAGATGAAGATGACAATCAATAGAAAAGATATGAAAGAATTCTTATATGATGGAATATGTGAAGTCTTATTTGAAAAGAAAGATGGTACAGAACGTAAGATGATATGTACATTAAACTCTGAAGAGATCCCTGTAAGTATGGCACCTAAGAATATTGGTAATCCACCAGACAAAGAGAATCAAGACATAATAAAAGTCTTTGATATTGAAGTCCAAGGATGGAGATCATTCACAGTTGAAAAAGTAAAATATATTAAACCAACTTTATGAATCCGTTTGAATTAATCAAATCAATTTCTTCTACTAAGAAAGACATATTAGAAAATGAGAAAGATTATAATGCCTTTATGGTTAATCGTGGTCTGTCTTACTTCCCCGATACTGTTATATATGCCAATGAAATGAATAAATTCCACCACCTTGACAACCGTCTACAATACCAATTCCTTATAAATACTATTAGAAAACGTAATCGTTTTTCTAAGTGGAATAAATCTATTGAATCTGAAAATATCAATGCTATAAAGAAATATTATAATTATAGTAATGAAAAAGCTCGTGATGTCCTTCCGCTTTTAAGTAATAAAAACTTGAATACAATAAGAGGAAGAATAAATTATGGTGGAATACAACGATGAATTGGTTAATTGGAAACCAGATATGATGTTAGAAGTTACATTAGCCGAGCCAGATGATTTTCTTAAGATACGTGAGACGCTAACAAGAATAGGCGTGGCTTCTAAAAAAGATAATAAATTATATCAGTCATGTCACATCCTTCACAAGCAAGGAAGATATTTTATAACTCACTTTAAAGAGTTATTTTTATTAGACGGTAAGCCATCTAATCTTACAGAAAATGATTTAAACCGTAGAAATACAATAGTCAAATTAATGGATGATTGGGGATTACTAAATACTGTATCACCAATTGGAGAAACAGCAGCACTAAACCAAATTAAAATAATATCCCATAAAGATAAAACTAATTGGGAATTATGCCCGAAATATAATATAGGTATTAAATAAAACCTGTATAAATAGAATTGTAGGATGCGAAAGGTCCTACATGAACGTAGCATGTTGCTACACTTTTAACCTTGCTATTTAATAGGAGGACATTATGTCAAACTTAGCATTTAACTTCCCAAGGGATACGTTCCTTGGATTCGATCAACTTTTTAATACATTAACGGAAACAAATGTAACTGATGCCAGAGGCGTAGGTTACCCCCCATATAATGTTATACGAAAAGATGATGGTCATTTTTTAATCGAAATCGCTGTTGCAGGATTTAGTAAAGATGACATTGACCTAACTCTTGAAAAAGGAGTTTTAACTGTGACTGGTAAAAAAGCAGGTCACGCTGATACGAGAGAATATACCCACCGTGGTATATCTAAAAGGGGGTTTGAGAGATCATTCACTATAGCTGACACAATCAAAGTTATTGGTGCAGATATTGTAGATGGTTTACTTGTTATTATTTTGGAGAACGATATTCCAGAAGAGGACAAGCCTCAAACTATTAATTTAGGTTCATTAAACAAAGCAGCAAAATTGCTGTTAGGTTAAATTAACTAAGGAGCATTATGGCATATTCAGAACAAGTTTTAGATCATTATAATAATCCACGCAATGTGGGTAAGATGGATCCAAACGATCCTAATGTAGGTACTGGTATGGTAGGTGCTCCTGCCTGTGGCGATGTAATGCGTCTTCAAATAAAGATAAAAGATGACGTTATTACAGATGCAAAATTCAAAACATATGGTTGTGGATCAGCAATCGCTTCTTCTTCACTATTAACTGAATGGGTTAAAGGTAAGACCGTGGCAGATGTTCAAGCAATAAAGAACACTGATATTGTTGAAGCTCTTAGTCTACCTCCAGTTAAGATACATTGTAGTGTACTAGCAGAGGATGCAATCAAATCAGCGGTAAGCGATTATATTAGTAAACAACATATATAAATTATGAGTCAAATTAAATTAATCCGATTAACTTCGGGCGAAGAGATATTAGTGTACATAGTAAACGAATCAGGTTTAACAATAACAGTAAAAGACCCAGTTCTTTTAATTCCAAATAAAGATCAAATTAGCTTTATACCTTATATGTCTTATTGTGAATTAGATACAATGACAATTAAGAAAGATCATATCATGTTCAATCTTGTACCAACCGATGATTTAAAATCTCAATACAAACAAATGCTTAAAGGTGCAAATAAAATTCAACTAAACGAGACTCCACAAATATTAACATAAGCATATGTACATTATGTATGATTTATGATATAATATATAGATGAATAGTAATACTTTCTATACCAACGCTTTTCGTTTCGGAAAGATGATCAAATATATAGGTTATGAAAATGGGAAGAAGGTAAGCTTCAATGTCCCGTTTAAACCTACCCTATTCGTTACTAACAAAGGTAATAATGCCCATGATTGGAATGCCCTTGATGGCACTCCCGTAGAGCCTATTGTATTTGGTAGTATGAAAGAAGCCACTGAGTTTACCAAACAATATAGCAATGTCCCTAACTTTAAAGTTTATGGCAATACCAATTATGTAGTACAATATCTTAATGATCAATTCCCTGGTGAAATCAAATGGGATCGTAATATGATTAATGTTTCCTCACTTGATATTGAATGTAGATTCGGTCAAGGGTTTCCTGACCCTGCAGATGCTGATCAGGAGATTACAGCAATCACAATAAAGAATAATATAGACGATGTCTATTATACATTTGGTTGTGGCGAGTACGATACATCTAAATCTCTTATGCAAACCCATGAGGTTCGTTATCAGAAATGCAGAGATGAGCATGAACTCTTACACAAATTTGTATATCATTTTGCAAAGACTTCTCCCGATGTTATTACCGGTTGGAACGTAGAGTTCTTTGATATACCATACCTTGTCAATCGTATAACAAAAATACTTGGTGAATCTCGTATGAAATTCTTATCCCCTTGGAAAATGGTTGAGGGTAAATATACATTTAATAATAATCAAACAACTAAAAAGTATGAAATAAAAGGTGTGGCTGTCTTAGACTATATGGCTATCTTTAAAAAGTTTGGTTATTCATATGGCCCACAAGAGTCTTACAAATTAGATAACATTGCCAACGTAGTTCTCGGTGAGAAGAAGCTTGACTTCGGTGAAGCCTCTGACCTTAATGAATTATATGATAATGACTATCAAAAGTTTATTGATTATAATATTAAAGACGTAGAGCTTATAGATCGTATGGAAGACAAGCTTGGTCTTATTACTTTATGTCTAACCATGGCATATAAAGGAGGAGTTAATTATGAGCAAGTTCTTGGCACTGTTGCTATTTGGGATTCTCTTATTTATAGAGATTTGCATAGCAAACGCATAGCCGTTCCCATGAATAAAGAATCATTCAAGGGTGCATATCCCGGAGGTTATGTAAAAGAACCTCAGGTTGGTATGCATGATTGGATATGTTCGTTTGACTTAAACTCTCTATACCCATCAATTATTATGCAGTACAATATGTCTCCCGAGACTATACTAGTTGATATGGATGAGCCAGGGGTTAATGTTGAAGCCACTCTTGCTGGTAAAGTAAGGAACCATATACCTAATACAGCTTTGGCTATTAATGGTGTTCGATTTGATACAAAGAAACTTGGTGTATTACCACAAATTATTCAAGAGATCTATAGCGAACGCGTAGAATTTAAACACAAACAAATTAAAGCTGAACAAGAATTAGAATTATGTAGTAACAAGTCAGAGTTCTATGCACTTGAGAAGCGTATAGCTATTGCCAAGAACCAACAGATGGCATTGAAGATCTTATTGAATTCTTTGTATGGAGCAATGGGTAATAAATGGTTTAGATATTTTGACATGAGAATTGCTGAGGGTATTACTCTTACTGGTCAAGCAACTATTCGTTGGGCCGAGAAGTATCTCAATCAATATCTTAATAAGACTTTAAAGACAAATAAAGATTATGTAGTTGCTATTGATACAGACTCACTATATGTTTGTCTTAACGATTTTGTTAAACTCTTTAGTCCAGCCAGGCCAGTAGACTTTTTAGATAAGATGTGTTCAACAGCACTTGAAGGTGTCCTAGCTAAATGTTATGATGAATTATATGATAGACTCGGTGGTATAGAAAACAAAATGGTTATGGGTCGTGAAGTTATTGCCAATCGTGGTATATGGACAGCCAAGAAGAGATACATATTAAACGTGCATGACAATGAAGGAGTTCGCTATACAAATCCTAAGCTAAAGGTCATGGGTATCGAGGCAGTCAAATCATCTACCCCAGCTATATGCAGACAAGCATTAAAAGATATATTCAAAAGGATCATCGATACAGATGAGAAAACCGTTCAGACGGACATAGCAAACTTTAAAATTGCTTTTAGTAATGCCTCACCAGAAGAAGTTAGCTTCCCACGAGGGGTTCAACATATAAAGAAATGGCAATCTAAAAGTATAGTATATAAAAAGGGTACACCTATACATGTCCGCGGAGCTATATTACATAATGCTTTAATAGATAATAAGAAGCTTCACAATAAAATAGAAAAAATAGTGGGTGGGGACAAGGTTAAGTTCACATACCTAATAAAGCCAAACCCTATAAAGGAGAATGTCATTGCATTTATTGACTATCTCCCACAAGAATTTAAACTAGAAAAGTATATAGACTATAATCTGCAGTTCGAGAAAACATTCTTAGGAGCTATAACACCAGTTCTTGAAGCTATTGGATGGGAAAGTGAGAAGACTATATCCCTTGAATCATTTTTTGTTTAGGTATGTACAAATAACAAATGTATGATATAATAGTAATAATGAATATAAAAGGAGACAAATATGTCAAGTAACTGGGTGCACGATATAAACAAAATGCAAACAAAGTATGGTGTCCGTGAATGGATATCTAATGCTTCACCATTTGAACTTAAGAAATATCTTGAGTTTAGATTAGATTTTATTAAGGAAGAATATGATGAAACACGAGAAGCATTTGTTATGGAAGATGCAGAGGAGATCGTAGATGGTCTTATTGATCTTTGTGTTGTAGCAATAGGTACATTAGATGCGATGGGTGTTAATGCCAATAGAGCATGGGATGGAGTATTAGAAGCAAACATGGCTAAGGAAGTTGGTGAGAAACCAGAACGACCAAATCCATTAGGCTTACCAGACTTAATTAAACCAGCTGGTTGGGTAGCACCAAGTCACAAAGATAATCATGGTATTATACCAAAAAGTATGGAGGTTGATTCCAATGATTTTAGCAGGTTACCAGATGAAATTGATTATAATAAAGTTGATTTTGTTAGTACTGAAAGAAGATGGGACTTCTCACCTGATGAAGATGAAGCTGAAAAAGCTGAAGATGAAATTGCTAGTTCAACAGGAAAGCTTGATTTTACAAAAGATTCTGAATACGTGAAGTTGACACCTAAGAAAAGATATATATTATGATAGCAAATTTGAAAAAATATAATATCACATATGACATGTGGTTAAAAATGTATAAAGATACAGATATATATAAGATAACATTGAAAGAGCATAAAAAATATTCTAAATTATTTGCAGCATGGCGTGAAGGTAATATAGAGAAGGTACATTGAAATTTTATTCATTAACATTATTCAAATCTATATTTGATAACAAGACTCATAAGCGTATGGACTTTAGTTCTTATGCACAGTTTGAACAATTATTATTTGAATTATCTAGGGAAAAGCGTCCAGACAAAAAGTCTGCTCCTTTAATAAGTCCTGCTATATATCATAAAGATACTACAAGAGCAAATGACAATGTTATTGGTTGGGCTGGTTGGTGTGCTGTAGATATAGATGAACATAATTTTGATGATGATATTGAAAAAGAATTAATTAAATATTATGGTAAATGGAATTATATATGTTATTCAACTGCATCATCCACTAAGGAACATCCAAAATTTAGATTAGTATTTCCATTATCTAAAGACGTTTCAAAAGATAAAATTAAACATTTTTGGTATGCACTTAATAAAGAGTTAGGTGATGTTGGAGATCCTCAGACAAAAGATCTGAGTCGTATGTATTATGTCCCTGGTCAATATGAAGGAGCATATAATTTTATATACAATAATTTTAGTGGTATCGATATGGACCCATTTGATATTATAAGCAGACATGATTATGTTGAGAGATCAGGTGGTTTATTAGATCATCTACCTAAAGAGATTAGGGCACAACTATTAGCCCATCGTAAAAATGAAATGACAAACACAAATGTGACATGGAGTAATTATAGAGATTGCCCATTTGTTAATAAGAAATTAGTTAAAGAGTATAATTTAATAACTGATACGGGTTGGTATAGAAAGATGTATGCCATTATGGTTTCTATAGCGGGTAATGCGATACATAAAAAATATCCAATAACTGCACAGGAAATTACTACATTATGTAAGGAGATAGATTATGAGAATGGAAACTGGTACAAGTCAAGACCATTTGATAAGGAAGCAGATCGTGCCATTGAGTACATCTATAGTAACATCTAAATTTAATCAAAGAGATATAGATCTTACCTTATTAAAAGAAAGAGCTACTGCAGAGTGGAAAAAGATTACACTCGTTGGTAAGAGAACTCCACATCAAGTATTAATGGACTGCTATATGGGTCAATGTGTTGAATTATATCTTATGTTATTTTGTGGATATACAGATAATCCAAATGGATTTTATGATGTATTCTCACCAGATAGTAGAGAGATAGAATGCAAAGTCACAAGATCCCACCATAATATTCCTGAAATGTTAGACAAACTTGATGAAAGACGATATGGATGGGGATATGATATTGCTGATAAAGTTTATATTTGGTTATTTGATGATCTATCTGGTGACTATGAATTCTATAAAACAGCAACAGCAAATGATGATCTAAATAGGTATGTACTTGACGATCAAATCATGTTATAATATACCATATAAATAAAGGAATAATATGCAAAAAGAATCTATATTAGTTCTGCAAGAATGTGCAGAGCTTCAATCTAAAAAGTCAGAAGACTATCAAAACGTAAATTCACAAGTAAAACAAGCAATGCATTATCGTCGTGGTGTTGATTCAATTCATGACACTATGCATGGTAAAATGTTACGAGCCCAATCCCTTCTTGAGTCTGGTGATTTAGCTAACTTCGAATCATTGGAGGACACATATAAAGATCTTATTAACTATGCATCTTTTGCTATCTCATATATTCGTGGTAAGATGGAAGGCCAAGATCCTGAACTCGATTATTTAAACAATCCTAAAAATGTTGATTAGACCACATACAGTTAAAGATGTAAGAGATTATTTTGTTGGTGCAAAGAACGACGAATATGCTATGACTACAGATAAGACAGGTGTTAAATGCCTTGAGCTTATTGGTGCAAGTTTTCATGCAAATGAACCAGCAATATTTGGTGAACCAAACATAGAGTATATAAAAAAAGAAATTGATTGGTATGAGTCAGGATCATTAAATATTAATGATATATATGGACCAGACAGACCACCACCAGATGCATGGAAATATGCAGCTGACCCTGATGGTTTTATTAATTCAAATTATGGTCATTTAATATATTCAAGTAAATATCGCAGTCAATATAATAAAGTATTAAACGAATTAAGCACATCTCCAGATGGTCGTAGAGCTATAATGATTTATAATAGACCACAGATCTGGGATGAGTATAATGAAAATGGTATGTCAGATTTTATATGTACTAATGCAGTAGCTTATTATATACGTAATGGAAGATTAGATTGTTGTGTACAGATGCGTAGCAATGATGTTGTCTTTGGTTATAAGAATGATTATGCATGGCAACAATATGTATTACATAATTTAGCGGCGGTTCTAAATTTAGAACCTGGAAAAATGATTTGGCAGGTACAGAACTTGCATGTTTATGAAAGACATTTTGATTTAGTTAAACCTAAAACATACATGACAGAATATAGTCCAGCACAATGAAAAAATGGTTAAATAATAAAGCTCTAGATATTCTAGTTGATTATTATTATCCAAGAGCTGTATGGCTACAGGATAATGTTAATTGGGGACCACTAGATTACGAAGGTCCAGAAGCAAATAAAGAAATAGATGATCCTCTTCTACAGAAGATTGAGATCTACGATTGTAAAACAAGAAATGCAGCAGGCTTTTCAAATGTATTACAAGACTTAAAGTTTGGTTCTAAGACTCCTAAATGGAGATGGCAAAACCAATTTCGTAGAGATCTTAATACAGCGAATGATAAAATAACTTGGGGTATGTCAACTTGGTTATATGTTTCTATGTGTCATCGTATTACAGGTTCTGGTGCTTCTTTCGAAGATGACCATGGATATCGTAATAATATTATTCAATATTGGAATAAGTGTCGTGACATTCAGGATATGGTTGAAGACTTAGTACAGTATAGAGCTTCGGGTAAACCTATGTTTACTTCTATTGGTAACCAACCACCTGCCCCTAAAAAAGGTACAAGCAATGTTGACTTTATGGCAAAAGAATTACCAGACTTAATTGATAGATTAGGCAATTTTCTTGTAGCGAAAAAACAACCTCGCGGCCTTAAACAAATTGTAGACTTTCTAAATGATTATAATATTTCAGCAGGACATAGAAGATTTAATTTTCAATATGCAGCCTTTTCAATGGATTGTGCAGACTATTATCCTGTACACGCAGACCCAAATTCTCATACATACCTAGGCTCTAATGCTGTACGTTGTATGAAGAAGCTATCGTCTGGTTGGAGAGAAGATGATTTTATGGATTTGCTAAGAGAAAAAACTGGTGGTAAACCTAAAGACTTAGAAGATGTTATGTGTGACTTTGTAAGATTTGGTCAGAATTATGTACCAAGAGGTAATGGAACGTATAATCATATTCCAAGTGATATAACTAATAATAGTGGATGGGAATCTGGTTGGAGACAAAGACAAGGAACACCATCAACAACATTTCAAATTGAGTGGCAAAATAATATACTACCAATATAATGCCACATCATAACCACGTTCTAGACGGATTTAATATCGACCAAGGTCTTATGCAACCCGATGAAGCTAAAAACTATTACTTAGATTTAGCAAAAGACTGGACAGACCCAAACCCACCCATAGTTGAAACGATGCATGAAGGCGTACGTTGTGTAAGAGATGATTTAATCACTGGTACAAAAATACGTGGTGCAGATTTATTGATGTCGAGTATTAAAGAAGATACTGTAGCATACGTTCAACCAAGGACTGGTCTTGCTGGTGTAAGTATATTAGATGTGGCAAATAGATACGGTAAAAATGTACGTTTATATATGCCTTCATCTAAAAAAATAAGTCATCATCAGGCCGTTTGTATTGAAAGAGGAGCTCAGTATAGTTTCCATAGGATTGCAGCAATGCCAAACCTAAACAAGATTGCTAAGGAAGATTCAAAAGTACATGGATATTATTTCATTCCATTAGGACTGAAACATAAATTAATGACTGCTGGTTTAGTAAAGGTGGCAAGTTCTATACCAGAGCCAGACGAAGTATATGTTGCAATATCAACTGGTGTACTCTCTCGTGCACTTCAGATTGCTTGGCCTAATGCTAAGTTTACATCTGTTGCTGTAGCAAGAAATTTAAAGGCAGGTGAATTAGGTAGAGCTAATGTTATATCTGCACCTGAACCATTCACTAAAGGATGTAAGCCTGAAGAGATGCCACCATTTCCATGCATAAATACTTATGATGGAAAGGTATGGAGATATATCCCAAAGAATACAGGTAGAAATATATTGTTTTGGAATGTTGGGGCAGAACCAATATTGCATCAATCGAATTTACATGAAGAAATAAATAGCTATAGAGATTGGGATAAGAACTTATGATAACAGGAACGTTTAATAAGATACCACGTAAGAAGAATAGCCATGGATATGGTTGGGCACGCACGTGGTCAGAGAATTTAAAGGTAGGTATCAATCATGATAACCATCCAGTTGATATACTATACTTAGATCATGGAGTTAATTTCGGTGGTGGTATTAATTTATTTGGTGGATTCAATGATAAACTTAAAGAGAGCATAGATAATTTTTTATTAGCTGATAAAATCTTTAGTCTAGACATTGATATGCCTGAGTATGGAAACATGTTAGCCAAGAGAAAAGATGTGATAGATAAAGCATGGTGTGCTCGTGTACAAGACAAATGCAACCAAGCTATAACATTACTATCCACAGACTTAAATACGGATTGGTTAACTATAGGTGATTCCCATTCAGCAGCATTTGCTCCGGAAGGTAGTATGATTATTAAGACTAATGGTCTTACACTTGCTGGTCAAATCAGAAAAAAGTTTGATTATATTACTGATCATATGGCTAAATGTAATAACCTACAAGGTATCACATTAGTCTTTGGCAATATAGATATAAGGCACCATCTATGTAGACTAGGATTTAGTTATTATGCTTGTAGAGATATGTGGATAGATTTGAAACGCTTTGGTGATTCATTGCCAATACAAGTTGAATATGCAGTACCCTGGCCAATAGAATTTGAAGGTAGAAAATTGCCTAAGACAGGTTATTATAAGGACAAACCATTTCATGGTTCTCTATATGAGAGACAAGAAGTATTAAAAAATATTATAGAAATTATGGACGAACAAAATATGAATAATATTATGTATCCTCGTGACTGGTTAGACATGGATCCTGAGATTTATGCTAAAGAAAAGATGGAGAATATGTCAAGTGTACATATATCTCCTGAGTGTTATAGACGAAAAGAATTTGGTAATAGTTATAATACACTACCAATATAATATATAGTATTTGTTAATAAAATAATGGACAATCAATCAAAATTATCTAAGTTAATTGATTATAATCAGAACAACACTTGGGTAACTACTAGACTTGGTCAAGTTGACAGTAGATTCAGTGATGAAGGTATGAAGAAACTATATGAAGATTTAGTTGAACATACCAAGAAGTACAACGCAGTAGGTAAAGAACGTAATAATTCTTTAGGTACTGCAATATTTAATGCATGGATGGA